CTGAAACAGACCCCCTCCAGCAGGGTTGGTTACCTGCCACGTCCCTTAAAAGGGACGTGCCCTCCTAGGCTTGGTGCTGACGGCCATAGGACGTCCGGAACGCACCAAGTGCTCCCTGTCTTGAAAAGGGTCATCCCCTCTTTTCAGGAAGAACTTGAGCAGGGCCCCGTATCCATCCAATTTACTTGGAGGGATTTCGGCCTGTACCACATACCCCTTGACAAGAGGGGAATGTAGTCGTGGATCATACTCCTGGGTTTCATAACCCAAGAAGCTATGACGGCCCAGCACAGCGCTCGTATCAGCGACGACGGGATACAGCAGCTGCCCCTTTGAAGAGGTCAGCAAGCTGCTCAAGAAGTCGTCCAGATACTCCACGACCTTCCAGTAACCAGCTTTATACATCTGGTTACGCAGTGAGACCGTGGAAATGAGCGCAGGTGCATCCTGCCGTCGGGTAGGTGGAATTTCGCGCACGCGGACGATTGATACGTCCTCACCCGCGAAATACTCCTTGCCACAAGACTCTCTGAACCTTCCGGTCCAGTAAGACTTGTTGGTATTGACTCGAAGACCAAAATCTTCGAGCTTCCCAACGACGGCTTCGGCGCAATCTGCGGGGACAATGATATCGTCACCGTAGACACGCACCTTACCAGCAAGACCATGGATGGTCTTCCTGGTCATCTGGCGTCTGAGCCCATCTTCGATCCCGCAGAGAACGATGGCCGCGAAGACCATCGCCTCTACAGGAAAGCAGAGAGCTGAACCCATGGACGCGAACTTGGCAAGGCGTATAACGCCAAAGCCAGGCACATCAGCCTTCCGTGATCTGCACGAATCAATGGCCCCAGAAGCATGAGGCCAAGAATCGAGCAAGACACGTACGAGCTGATTCGAGACGCGATCGGAAGCTTCGCTGAGATCCAGCGTCGCGAGGTCCCCTGTAAGGGACCCCTTCCGTGCCATAGACCTGTTAGGGTCTTGGTCCGAGAATCCGATAATCCACCTGTAGGGATTGTCACGGCCCTCCAGGTGAGATACAAGAGACTCAGCTACGGCCTGCTGCGTATATTGCATCGCAGCAGGCTCGACAGCTATGACTCTCGGCGTCTTGAGCGTCTTTGGAACGGTAATGACCCTTACGGGCCTTTCCGCTCCAGGTTCGAGGATGTCCACATGGTCGAAGTCCTGGTATGTCCCCGCGTGAGGTGCAATAAAGCCCTCCAAAAACGGGAACCAGGCTTCCAACCGTGAGGTCCATTCCCGCTGATCATACTTCTGGTTTCCCAGAAGTTTGTCAGCGGTGGCCCCAGGTCCATGCTTTGGGACTAACCTGTCCTCGTAGATATCTCTATCTACGGCTGTCAGGACGGGTGCCCAAAGGAGATGAGACACTCGCCGAAACTGATCAAGATCAGACTCGGAGAGCTTACTGTCTGTCTCTCGGACATCCTGCTCACACTTGACGTACTGTGCAATCGCCGCCTTGGTCCGCTCTTCCGAGCATTCCAAGTTAATCTTCGCGAACATCAGAGTAATCTGACGTATCGCTTGGATTGCGTCGACGCTAGGTGCGTCAAGCAGACGACCAGAAGCACGGTCGAACACAAGACCGAGAAAACCCGATAGAAATATCGGGAGCTCTCCTGAACTCCGGTTTCTCTCGAAACCGGTGAACAGACGACGGTCTACAAACCCTTGGTCAAGACCTTTTTGGAGGTCCTGTCCAAAGGTTGGTAAGGTTATCGTTAAAAACGATAACCCTTCGTGTTCGACGCGGCGCTCGATCCTTTTGAGATCGAGCGCGGTGCTCACGCCACACCAGGTGCCCCGATCAAGGAGCACCTCCCGCAAGAGACACATGAGGCTTTTCATGGCCCCCCTTACTCGATGGTAGGGTGAGTCATCCCGAGCCTCGTTCATGTGCCGACCTGATTGGTCACCCCAGGGGAATCTCCCCTGGGCCAGACCCGGCCTAAGCTTCTCAGCTAGGGCTTACGACTCGCCACCAAGGAACTTGGTGACGTTCGCACCGGAAGACGCAGTCAGCCACGCCGTCAAGGCGTCGATGATCTGCTTCTGCTCGACGACCGTGAAACCCACGGGCGGAACATCCGCAACGATGTAAGTACTCATCGAATACGGAATGTTCTGCGCGGGGAACAGCGGATCGGCGGCAGTCTTCCGGAAGTCAACGCGGACCGTCCGTCGGTTACGCTTTCCGTAAGCGGAACTGATGGACAGCTTCAGATTGCCGTCGTCCTTACTATAGACGGCGCCATTCTGATTCGTGGTGACGCGCGGAAGCGCGTTCGCCACAGCGTTGACAGTCAGGGACTGGGGATCGGTGAACAAGGC